ATATACAATACTTTTATAACAAATTTTAATAATTTTATATGAAACTAAAATACACATAATCAAAAAGGAACTACTATGGAAAAGAAAATTGGGTATATTGCTACTAAAAATTTTAAACAAGATGAACTTATTTTTGAAGTCGGCAAAACTTATGAAATAACACGACAGTTTAGTTATGCCGCGTCTTACGTAGGAATGCACTACTATAAAACTCTTGAAGAACTTATTTCAGACTGCGATATTGATATAAACGATTTGAAAATTCTTAAAGTTGAAGATCTTGGAACTCACACTGACAAACTTTGGAATACAATTACTACAAATAAACTTTTAGTTATTTGTGAAGTTCCTTTTGCAGAATACGAAGCACTCATTCTGAAAAAGAATGAAGGTAATGAATATAATGACAAGAATCAACTTATCAAATCTAAGGATAAGAAAACTGGAAGAATTACAACATATGAATATCACGATAATGGTAAAATATCATCTATAAAAAATTTTTCATCAGATATAATGACTTCTGAGAAGAAATTTGATAAAAATGGTAGAATAATTTTAGAACGTGGACGTGAGTCTTATTACAAGTCATATCATTACGAATGGGATAATGTAAAACCCAGCGAAGTTACGTATAATGGTTTCGTGACTCGTTATACTTATAATTCTCATAATGATGTATCTTATATACATTCTATGTCTGAAACTGAATGGGTTAAGTATGAATATGATGAGAATGGCAATATAACTCATTTAGAACGTTCTAATGGTTATGAAAAATGGCAAAAATATGATGAAAAAGGAAATTTAATTTCTTATAGAAATATAGATGACATACATTTTGAAATCATAATTAAATAAAAATCTATAAACCATAAAAATTTATTTTTCCTGCATTTTTGCTTTACAAATAAGGAAAATCTGGTAGGATGTATACATAATCAAAAAATATGGAAACTCAATCTTGGAATCTTGAATTATTTAGGAAGTTATTTGAAAATGATCCAAATTGGACTTTGACTTCTTATACTGCAACATTTGGTCCTGTATATAGCTGGATATACAGCTGGAGCGCAAACTTTGGATTAGATAATTTTAATGTTGCTATTGACTTTGAACCAAATCATTATCCATTTGCAAAAATGTTTATTGATTTTGAAGATTATCATGGTGAACCTGGAGATGCGTCATTTGAGTTTAAAGAATATTCTTCAGATTTTTATGATAGAGTTAATTCATTAATCGATGAATATAGTAGCACATGTTAGAAATAAAGGGAATATATCAAACAGCTTATTCAATGGCTGAAAATTTAGATGCAGAAACTATTAAGCAAATCGAAGCAATTTGCTCATGTGAAGCATATAAGAATGCAAAGATTCGTGTTATGGCTGATGCTCATGCTGGAAAGGGCTCAACTGTAGGTACTACTATAAAGTTAAATAAGGATTCTAATGGTGATTACTGTGCTATTCCTAATACCATTGGGGTAGATATTGGTTGTGGTGTCGCTGCGGTTAAGTTGGGCGTACTTCCTGAAAATTTTGATTTTGAAATCTTAGATAAGATTATTCGCACTAAGGTTCCATCAGGGGATTCAATACATAATGTTGATCCTGAATTAAATGAAAAGCATTTAATTTGGTTGGCAAAGTGTGTTAAGGACATTTCAAAGAATATTGAGAAATCAAATATGTATTCATATTACATGCGTTCACTTGGTACGTTAGGAGGTGGTAATCACTTTATTTCCTTAGAGCAGCGCAAAGATGGATATACTTACTTAATTGTACATACTGGATCTCGTCGATTTGGATATGACATTGCAACGTATTGGCAGAATATAGCTAAGGAACTTTGTGATTGGAAGCATAGGACCAATCTTTTACATATTTTACGTGATATAGAACCGTCTAAGAGACAAGCTTTTATAGAAAAGAATAATGCACAAAAGATTCCTGATGGTCAGGAATATGTTATTGGATATTCTTTTTCACAGTATTTTGATTATGTTCGAATTGCACAAGATTATGCACAACTTAATCGTCAGTTTATAATAAAGGCAATTTGTGATGAATTGAAGGCAATTTATGGAATTGAACAACACGGTCCAATAATTGAATCTGTTCATAACTATATTGATACAGAAAAGATGATTATTCGAAAGGGCGCAATATCCGCCAAGAAGAATGAAATCTGTATAATACCTTTGAATATGCGCGATGGCAGCTTAATCTGCGAAGGTTTAGGCAAGGAAGAGTGGAATTATTCAGCACCTCATGGTGCAGGACGTATTGGAAGTCGAGCAGCAGCTCGTGCTTCTATAACATTAGAAGAATATAAGCAATCTATGGAAGGTATTTGGAGTTCATGCATCAATAAGAACACTATTGATGAGGCTCCAATGGCTTATAAGAATGCAGATGCTATTAAATCTGCAATAGGTTGCACTGTTAACATATTAGAAGAATTAAAGCCGATATATAACTTCAAGGCAAATTAACTTTATTTTATGGTATAAATGCAATTCAATCTGCAATTATAAAAATGCTTAAAAAAGCTGAAACTAAAATGCTTAAACCCTTTTTAAAATTTTTGTTAGAATACAAATGTTAGTTAAAAATTAAAATATAACTATCTTTTAAAATAAAACAACAAAAGGAAATAAAATGAAACAAATTAGACATAGTGTATTTGAAACTAACTCATCATCAAGTCATTCTATCACATTACATATTCATAATGTAAATGATAAGATTATTCCAGATGTAATTAAATGTAAACCTTTTTGGGAAATTAGTTTTGATTATAGAGGTAAAATTGCTGACAATATTTCATTGGTATTAGCAGCTGTTTGGAAAGATGAAATGAAACTCCCTGTTTCTGTATCTAGCTACGAATCAGATTGTATTATTGATGATTTTATTGAAAAAGAAAAAACACCCGATAAAATTTTAAACATAATTGAAGATTATACAGATTGTGATGAAATTGGTGAAATGTATTCAAAATATTTGATTAAATTTACCAAAACAAATGCATATCAAGATATTAAATCTAATATTAAACAAGTTTTCCCAAATAGTAACATTGAAATATTGGATTATTTAGATACTATTAATAAGCAGAAATTTGATAGAGATTATGCAAGATTGCAAATTACTGGGTTAGGTAAAGTATTGAAATATATTGAATATGATTCAGAATATCATACAGTAAATAAGGAAAAATTTAAATTTTTCTTACAATATGCTGCTGATTTAATGGATTCTGGATCAGAGATTGTTGAGTATTGTAATTATTAATTATGACATTTGAAACACAGATTAATAGTATTGTTAAGGATGCTAAACAAAAGGGCATTGACTTCAAAGAAATAGTTACAGAAAATGGATTAAAGGATATGATAGACTTCAACAAAGAATTAGAATATGACAATTTAGCTGATGAATTCATAGAAGCTTTTAAAGAGAAAACTGGTATGGTAGGTGATAATAATATCAGTATGGAAGATTTTAGTAGATATATCAGAGTTAACTGTGAATTAGAAACAGGGATAGTAACATGCAATTTTGAGTCTTATATCAAAAATATTCATTTTCAAATATTTATAATGGTTGATGGTTTTGTAACATTGCAGCAAATAATTGATCAAACTGCTAATTTTCTAACCATAACCGTTTATCATTATACTGATGAAGATGATTTTGATGATAATGATCCAGATTTTTATGTTGAATTTACATCACCAGATTTCAGATTCTTAAAACAGTTAAAAAATACAATTTGTGATATATTGAGAAACCATGAAAGCAAAGCAAGCTAAAGAAATCTTAAAACAATTTAATGAGCTAGAGGTGAACTTCAGTGACAAAACTGCAAGTTTAGATTATCTTAGTTATCTGATACCTGGAAAAGATAATGAATTTAATGAATATATTGTAGATTGCCCATTCTTCACTTTTAAAGATGATGAAAAGAATCTAAGAATTGAATTGTTTGTAAACTGTGAGAATGTTACATTGAAGCAGATAAGAGAAATGGTTGATTTTATTCATTTTGATGTTTATATTGGAAAGCTTGATGATGATTTTACTAAAATTAACCCAGTAAGAATATCTGCAAATTCATTAGATTCTCTTAAAGATAAATTTTTAAAATTTTTGTTAGAATACAAATGTTAGCTAAACCTTTATCAACTTGGATTGTTTCAAAACAATCAGAAGAATATACTTATTATTTTGATCCAGAATCAGCTATTTTAGCTTATCAATATTGTGATTATCCTGGTATTATAGTAATAAGTATACAAGGTAAGAATCTTTATACTTGCTCACAATGTGGAAATTTACCTCAGATACATATTACTAAAGCTGGTAAATATTTTCTTCATTGTCCAAGTAGTTTTATATCAGGTGGAGAAGATTGTGAGCCAGGAGAAAAATATGATGGTATGGTTATAATTCCAAAAGATATTCCAGTTTTTGATACAATTAAAGAAGCTGTTGATGATTGGAATAAATTTCAATCTTATTATAAAGATAGAAAGATTCTAAGACAAAAGATTGTTAATGGTGAGATAACAGAATGGAAGCAAGTTTATGATTATCTGTTTAAAGAACAAGATAGTGTATTTCCTGGTATGAATCTAAATACAAGTTTACAATGTGATACTTTGTGTAGATTATTAGACATTAATATCAGTGAGCATGAATCTGAATTGTTTATTTCATTGACAAATGAAAATTGGGATAAAGATGAAAAAGCTTTTGATGTAACTGTTGAAGCATTATGTAAAATGGTTTTGAAGAAATTTAGAATACAAGCTAAATATCCAGAAGAAGTTAAAAATTAAAATAT